AGTAGCGTGTGAACATTGGCGGCAAAGTCTGCGCTGCTGACCATGCAAACCATTGGCTTAGCATAGGAGCCGATGCCGTAGAAGGAGAATCCTTCATCGGCTGTATCTCGCCCGAATCCTGCCCAGTATTGAGTACCCTGTACAAGGTCGAGATCGGTCGCAGCATCCGAGGAGTTGAGGAACGATGTCATGACCTTGGCCCCCGTCGATGCTGCCGATACAGAACTCTTCGCAATCAACGTACCCGGGGCACCCTCGGAGTCAGAGTAAATTCCCACCAAACAATCACACGGATTACTCGACGCCGTGCTGATATATATCTCAAGGTTAGAGACCGTGATCGTGGACGGTGCCAAGAAGGGGAATAGATAGATCTTGTCGCCGTTGGAGTTGCCGTATAATGTCGTTGCTGAGTTGTTGCCGTTTCCCCAAGGCGCATTTCCGGTGATAGCGGCTTTGTCCGAAGCCGAACCAGCCTCGATAGCGGTATTCGGCAGCACTGGGGAATAACTACCGCCCCCGCCACCGGCTGATAGGAGCCCCGTCCATTCACCGCTCGTAATTAATCTGCACAAGTTCACCAAAACGAGACGCCGCATTTCATCTTCATTGGCCTCTTCAATCGCTATCGGACCCCCAACCGCGCTCACATTTGCGAACGTCACAGAGTCTAAATCGGTGTTCTGCAACAGGGTGTATACCCTTGGCGACTTCTTAGAGGCGTCTGGAAGCGGCATTCAATCACCCTAGGAGTCCGTTCCACTCCTGTTTAACTGTCAGGCGCGCGAGTTGAACGAGCAAAAGACGCCTTAACTCATCTTCATTCAGCAATTCAAGGGTAATCGGATTAGCAACAAGAATGAAATCATCGTCTGTGAGATTCTCAAGCGTAGTGTTCTTCAGTAGTTTGTACACTCTAGGCGACTGCGCCGGGGCATCTGGAAGCGGCATCCTATCACCGCTTCTCGGTCCATCTGACTATTTCGCGCATGCGCTTGACGCCCATTAACTCGGTATCAAAGAGAAGTTTCGCGGATTTCTTGACCGCTGCCTTCTCTGATGCGCTCATTATCTTCAGACGCGCCTTCGCTCTCTTCGATATCGCCATAGCCCTGCACCTCAGGCGGAAGTCAAGTATTGAGCGACGAAGTTCAAGTTCACAGGAATGCTGCATGGTGAAGAGACAGCCTGTTGAGTTGCGGGGTCGGTATTGGTCACCGAGCCAACGACGTTTCCAAGAGCGTCAACGACGACAGCGCCGGGAGTCTCGATGAGTCCAGAGTCAACGCTAGTGAACCATGCGGCGACCAAGGATTGACCTTGGACGGTGTCACCGATGCTGTTTCCAGTCTGAAGATCCGTGAGGGCATTGGTGGCCCCTCCACTAGCGGTGACAGTCGCGATTCTTTGAGTCCCGCGGTTGGTCACATAACAGAGGGCGGCCCCGCGATCCGCGGCAGTCTGATTCATTACCTGAAGCAAATCGCCTGCCATTAAAGTGACAGGCGCCCATAGCGGAGGGGTTGCTGTCGAGGCACCGTTCACGCAACACGCAATGACACTTTGAACGACTCCCTGTCTGAGAATATATGCGTATTGAAAACCGTTAGCGAACTGGATTAGTCCGTGAGTGACGGTCTTTCCAAGCGCATAATCTCCGATGTTTATCGCGGCACTGGTATAGGTTGTGTCAGTGGTCAATGTGGTTTCAGTTCCCTCAGCGATTTCAGCCTTGAGAGGAATATTCGTCCCATCGGAGCAAACGAGAATCCCCACTACGGTGTTAGTGGCCATTTCAACCAATCCTCACATTGAGGCCAAGGGGCTTGATCAATTTGTTCGCTTGATTAAATGGCTTGCGCATTATTTTCTTGAAAACCGAGGCTCCGATATTGAAAGAAATCGCCGCCAACGCAGCGGGCACAGCATTGGTGCGGGCATTGGACATGATGGCTTCAAAACTCATCGAGGGCGCGTTCATTATGTCGGCTAGGCTGATTTGAGCGGCACCAGTGACAGCGAGCATCTGCGAACCGCGGCCGAGGCCGACATCCGACGTTCGGGTATAGCCGATGTCGTAGGCCCCGCCGAGGGCTTCAATCGGTCCCGATCCCAAAGTCGCGTTGGTGATTATGGCCAGATTGCCATAAGCGACTCCCATGTCATACAGATTCAGAGCCGGCTTCCTTCGGCGTCGAGTTGCCTTCTTGCGTCGGGCCATATCGCAAGGGAAGAAAAACCTCGGTTATAATTCTATCTTTACGGTTTTTCAATGAATTGTCCGTCGGTACCCCTAGAAGTGACCGTTGCTTCAACTGTACTCATTTGTTTTTGAGCGGAGGCCATCAAGAGTTGACCTATGGCGGTAGTTATCGGATTTGGCGGTTCAAACGCCATCACGCCTTCACCTGTAAGGTTCTCAATCGTGTTTTTCAGAGCCATAGCAAGAGAATTGTCGAGTTGGGCCATTGAATCCTCTAATTCTCGCCTGATCCACATCGAAAGACCTCCAAGAGCGAGTAAATTAAGCGTACCAAGGGCGATTAACAGGGTTATCTCATCTACCATGTTCATCAACCGGGTGCCGACCGTCTATCAACCTGCCTTCATGACCCGATTTCACTCAAAATACTAGAGAATCTTGAAAGCCGGTGGCTGGGGTGGGCTGGTTATCGCCGGTGGGAGGGGGTGAGGGTGAAGAGGGCAGAGCCCCTGAAGCCTTGACTTCAACAACCAGCACCATATTATACTCTAGGCCCCTCCCATCAAGTGGAGGGTCGGGGAGAGTGCATCCAACTTGGACTGGCTACACAGACGAAATACCGTTAGCGCGCTATAATCGCCAGTCAACCCCGATCCTCCACAGGTGATAAAGATGAGCGATACTAACGACGCAAAATACCCACAAATGATACTAACTCTATGTGCTACATGTATGAAACCTGTATCGTGCTGCAAAGACTCGTACGCTTGTTACCTGCGGTACCTCAGAGAGGGTGACGGAGATGATTGAATGAAGCCCATAGACGATAACCCCGTTAAGAGATTTGGACTGAATTACATACAATGCCCCCACTGTCTGAGAATGCTAGAAGTGCTTCTGAAGGAGGCGAGTTGATGGATAGAAGAACCATGAAAGCACGATTAAAAGAATATCTCATTCAAGAGGTTATGCTGAATAAAAAAGTCGAGGGTAAGTTCAAAATTATGCTTGATGCTGAAGGTCATTCTTGGACTCAAGCGGCGATTAGAAGATATGATGATGTCATTTCAGAATTGCATAAAGAATGGGAGAAATAAACATGAAACTGTCGAAAATCGAGCCTCTTTATATCCTCTTTCATATACCTCACCTGGGGGAAAATTGAATGCACCTAATCTCAGCGACCCTTGACAACGAAGCCTATCGCATCTACGAATCATGGCCTCCCCGCGGGAAGAGTTCAGAGATTCGTTACGCAATCAAGTTCACCGAGGATAACGGACCAGCGAGCAAAGTCGGACTGGCTGCGCGGTTAAGACAGTCGGAGAAGACCATAAGGCACCTTCAAAATCACATTCTCGCCGTTGCAGCAGGAGAAGAACCCCCCGAGGCACCATCCATGATGGATTTACGTCTATTCGGCCCGGAGGCGAGCGAGTGACTACGATATCGGGGGCGCGAAAAGCACTCCAAAACTTGCACCGTGAATATCTGCATGCTGCTATGCACATCGGCGACAGAGAATATTCTCGCGCAACAAATGCGATCTTTGACCTCTTGAACCGCATTGAAGATGAGGGCATAAAGGAGAGCGATTGAGGGCCGATGGCCCCAAATCGTAGCCGTTACCCCCCTACTTGAAGGGTCATTTTCATGGTTCTTGCAATTGATCCAGGGGTTAAATCAATTATTCCGGCTCATAACCGCCGCCGAAGTCGGGTAGGTTGGTCCCGAAAGCCCTCTCTAGAATGTCAATCAATCCGAAGAGTGGACCGCGTGTGACAAGAGTTGCCCCGGTGATTACCGCGGCTTGGTCACGCTGGCTCAAGAAGGAGTCAAGGATAGCCCCCATGTCCTCTTTGTCTATGTTGGTCAACAAGAAGGTGAAGGCCACACCAGTGACCCCTAGAGAAGCGAGAATGGTCAAGAATACAATCATCCCTGTCACGTCGTTCATCAAAGTCACAATCGGAGTCATTATCCGATTCATCTGATAGGCGCCGATTGCCGAATTGAACATTTCACGCTCATAATCTTGGAGTGAAAATCTTAGTTCAAAAACTTGGTCGCTCGGTTTCTTAGGCATCCATGAACCACTCCTCGGCCTCGGGCATGTTGTCTGCTGCGGTGTTAGCATCAGGATGTTCGGTAATGTCGCGCAGAGCGGAGCGGAAGGAATTGAGTTGACCCTTCGATGTCGTGGAGAGCAAGTCCCACCGATCAGCGACATAGAACTTGTCAGTGCGATCTAACCACTCCAAGCGAATTGCTTTCACCTGTTCCCAAGTTTTGTCATCTAGAGAGGATTCGATCAATCCATCGGCGCCCCATATTTCTCGATTTCTGCTCATCAACGTCAACATGCCATCACTCTCAATCAATTATCATCGACATTGCGAAGACGTTGCCGAAGGGTTCAAGGTCGGTTGCGGTGAAACTCGCCGGTATTGCCAAGGCCGAACTGATCGTTCGGAGTAGCGTGTGAACATTGGCGGCAAAGTCTGCGCTGCTGACCATGCAAACCATTGGCTTAGCATAGGAGCCGATGCCGTAGAAGGAGAATCCTTCATCGGCTGTATCTCGCCCGAATCCTGCCCAGTATTGAGTACCCTGTACA